GCGCCTCGACTTTGTGGCGGCCGATCTTCTGCAGGACGCAGACCTGTTCGACTTGGACTTCGCGGCTTACGACAATTACCTGATCGCGGACTTCGAGGCGATCCTTGGGGATATGGGCGCTAGCCTGCCGCTGCTCGACCATCCGCAGGGCTGGAACAAGCGGAAGCGAGAAACCGAAGACGGCGAGGAAATCCAGCTCTGGATGCCCGGCTCCGTCGATGAGCTTGAGACGCTGATCATGGAAAAGCGCATCCGGGTGCATGTGAACCCGGCGCTGCGATCCGCCGTTGAGAGCGCGACCTTTGACCGTTCGCCCGCCGATCTGCGGCGCTTCACGAAACACAAGTCTACAGGGCGGATCGACATGGCGGTTGCACTTTGCATGGCAGTCGGGGCGGCGACGGCGCGGGCCAGCGGCGCCGCCGAATCCAGCTACCTCGACGACGGCGAGCTTCTGGTCCTGTGATGTTCAGCTTCCTTCGCAAGAACGCGACACTGACCATCAACCAGCTGGCCGGCATGGCTGGCTGGATGGGTTGGGGCTCGGCGTCTGGGGCGACGGTGAACGAGTACACAGCCATCGACGTGCCGGCCGTCTTCTGCGCGGCGCGGGTGATTGCCGAAGGCATCGGGCAAATGCCGGTACGCGTGGTGCAGGAGACATTCGAGGGCGCCAACGGTCTGCCGCGCCTGGTCATTGACCGCGGTCACTGGGCGCACCGGCTGCTGGCCGTCAAGCCGAACGAGTGGCAGACGAGCTACGAGTTCCGCGAGGGGATGATCTTCAACGCAGCTCTGGCAAAGGGCGCCATCGCGATCAAGAACAAGGTCGGCGACGAAGTGCGGGAGTTGCTTCCCGTGCCGGCGGGGGCCTGGTCGGTAGAACAGAAGCCGGACTGGAGCCTGCTTTTCCGGGTCGACTACAGCGACAAGACGCACGGCTATTTCACCCGTGACCAGGTGTTCTACGTTCGTGGGCCTTCGCTGAACGGCTATGAGGGGCTGCCGGCGATCCGCCAGGCGCGCGAGGCAATCGGACTTTCGCAGGCGCTGGAAAAGCAACAGGCCCGACTCGCCGGAAACGGCGGCAAACCCTCGGGCGTCCTGTCATTCGGGCAGCCGCTGAAGCCGGAAACAAAGGACAAGCTGCGCGAGACGTGGCAGACCCGGTTCGGCGCTGGCGGAGAAGGTGGCATCGCGATCCTTGATGGCGACGCGAAGTTTCACAGCATGACGATGACCTCGGTGGACGCTCAATACATCGAGACGCGCCGCCTGCAGGTCGAAGAGATCGCGCGCGCCTTCCGGGTTCAGCCGATCATGCTGATGCAGGCCGACAAGGCTGCGACCTTCGCCAGCGCGGAGCAGATGTTCCGCAACCACGTCATCCACACCTTGGGCCCTTGGATCGAGCGATTTGAACAGGCCGCCAATCGGGACATCCTGGGCAACGAGACCGGGCGGCGGATTGATCTGGACGAGCGCAACCTCTTGCGCGGCGACTTCAAGGACCAGGCCGAATACTACGCCAAGGCCCTCGGGGCCGGCGGCACCCCGGCTTGGATGACGCAGAACGAGATCCGCGCCGAGGTCGGATTGAACCCGGTGAACGATGACGGCGCGAACAGCCTGTCGGCTGGCGCCATGAACCCCGGCGCGACGGCCGGAGGGGGCGAATGATGGAGTTCAAGCACCTCAGCCTTGAATGGAAGGCAGACGATCAGGGCATGATCGAAGGCTATGGGTCCGTTTTCGACGTGGTGGACCAGGGCGGCGACATCATTGCACCGGGTGCGTTCCGGTCGTCGCTGAACGCCGGGCGCAAGGTGAAGATGCTTTACCAGCACGACCCGAGCTCGGTTGTCGGTGTGTGGAAGACGGTCGAGGAAGACCAGAAGGGCCTTCGCGTCGCGGGCCAGATGCTGACGACAGTCAAGGCGGGGGCCGAGGCTTACGAGCTGGTGAAGGCCGGCGCGATCGACGGGCTGTCGATCGGCTATCGCACGGTCAAGAGCATGGATCGGAACGGCCGCCGGGTGATCCTGCAGGCCGACCTTTGGGAAGTGTCGCTGGTGACCTTTCCAATGAACGAAATGGCGCGGATCGACGCGGTGAAAGCCGCCGAGATGAGCGAAAGAGAGATGGAACGGGTGCTCACGCGGGACGCTGGGCTTTCCCGAACCGTAGCCTACCAGCTGATGGCTGGCGGCTACAACGCGGTCAAGGCCATGCGGGACGCTGGCGATGGCGCGGACGAAGTGGCGACGCTCTTGAAAGCGCGCCTTTCCCTGTAACTGCCATTCGAGGAGATTTCCCATGGCACTGGACGACCTGAAGCCCCTCATAGAAGAGGGCAACAAGACCATTGCGGCCATCCGCGCCGAAGTGGAAACCGTAAAGGCTGCCGACGTGGTGACCGAGCAGAAGCTTGCCCGGATGGAGCAGGACCTCGCTGCCACCCTGAAGGCCAAGCAGGACGCTGAGCTGGCGCAGAAGGCGCTGGAAAAGCGGATCGAGGAAATCGAGACCAAGGGCAACCGCCCCGGCTCCACCGCCGCGACCCAGCGCGAGGCTGACGAGCTGAAAGCCGCGTTCATCGAATACGCCCGCAAGGGCGCGAACGGCGGCGCCGAGGCCAAGCTCTACGACCTGCAGACCAAGGCTGCGGACGTGCGCACCTCGACTGGCGCTTCGGGTGGTTTTGCGCTTCCCAAGGAAATCGCGGATCAGGTCTACAAGATGATCCTCGACATCTCGCCGATCCGCGCCATCAGCCGCGTGATCCAGACCGGCACCACCGACTATCACCAGGTGGTCAACCGGGGCGGCCTGGCGGCGGAATGGGTGGCTGAAACCGGCACCCGGACGCTGGCAACCGCGACGCCCGACTTCGGCGATGTGGCCCCGACCTTCGGCGAACTTTCGGCCGTGCCGGAAGCGACCCGCCACTCGCTGAACGACCTGTTCTTCGATGTCGAGGCCATGCTGGTCGCGGATGGTGCCGAGCGGTTCGCGATCGCCGAGGGCATCGCCTTCATCTCGGGCGACGGCACGAACAAGCCCACCGGCTTCCTGACCGGCACGCCGGTTGCGACGACGGACGCTTCGCGGGCCTTTGGTGTCCTGCAATACATCGCGACCGGCCAGGCCGCCGCCCTGGCGACGAACCCCTGGGACACGCTGAAGGACATGCTCTACGCGATGAAGGCAGGCTACCGCCAGAATGCGTCGTGGGTCATGAACAGCCTTCTCCTGGCGGCACACGCCAAGGTGAAGGACTCGACCGGCCAGTACCTGCTGACCCCGGCGGTGCGCGAAGGCGACCCGGACACGATCCTTGGCAAGCGCATCGTCGTCGCCGAGGACATGCCGGCCGTCGGCGCGGGCAACTTCCCGATTGCCCTTGGCGACTTCTCGCGCGGCTATCTGATCGCCGACATTCCCGGCATGTGGATGGTCCGCGACGAGGTGACCAAGGTTGGCTGGGTCCGCTTCCCGATGGCGAAGCGTGTCGGCGGCAAGATCCTCGACTCGAACGCGATCAAGCTGCTCAAGGTCGCGGCTTCCTGATCGGAATTGTCAGAGGGGGCGGGGCAACTCGCCCCCTTCACCATTCCGATGGGGCAAGAGTCATGAGACTTTACCGGACAGTCGCCCCGACCGAGGGGATCATCTCCCTGCCCGAAGCGCGTGATCATCTTCGCGTGACCGATAGCGCAGAGGATGCCGTCATCCAGGGCATGATCGACGCGGCGACGGCCTATCTCGACGCCCGCGATGGTGTCCTTGGCGAGGCACTGGTCACGCAGACCTGGCGGCTTGCCATGGACCTGCCGGACGAAGTGGAACTGCCGCTCGGGCCGGTACAGTCCATCGTGGCGATCCAGTACATCGACGCGGCGGGTGCCACGCAGACCTACAGCTCGGCTAACTACCGTCTGGTCGGCAAGCGGGTAGAGCTGGTCGCGGGCGCGGTCTGGCCGGCAGTGGATGATCGCAGCGAAGCCTTCTGGATCGACTTCGTGGCGGGTTACGGGACACCCGCCCAGGTGCCTGCGACAGTCCGGCAAGCCGCGCTGATGATGGTGGGGGACCTTTACGACGGGCGTGCGTCAAGCATCACCGGGACCATCGTGGCGGAAAGCCCGGCCTTCAAGATGCTTCTGGCTGCGTCGCGGTCGGAGCGAGGGCTGTTCTGATGCGCACCCCCATCGGCGCCATGGACCAGCGGATCACGCTGCAGCGGATCGTCCGCACGGCGGACGGCGCGGGCGGGATCTCCGAGGCCTGGGCTGACTTCGCCGTGAGCCCGACGATCTGGGCGAACGTCATCGCCAAGGCGGGCAACGAAAGCATGATCGAGGGCCGCGTGACGGCGACCTTCACCGTCCTTTTCACGATCCACAATCGCCGCGACATCGAGCCGCGCGACCGGATCATCTGGCAAGGCGCGGCATACAACATCCGGGGCATCCGTGATATGGGCGGGCGCGAACTGCGCCTGGTGATCGAGGCAGAGCGGGGGGTCGCGCAGTGAACCTCGATGTGACCATCCGGGGCATCGCGGATGTGAACCGCGTCCTTCGGACCATTGCGCCGAACGAGGCGCGGAACCTGATGCGGGCCACGGTCTTCGAGCTTGCGAAGGACTTCGCCAAGGAAGGGGCCGAACGCGCGCCGAAGGACCAGGGCGTCCTTGCCGCATCCGTCAAGGCCAAGCGCGAGAGGGGCACGCGGAACACCATCGCTGCGACCGTGCGGGTCGCACCGCGGGCTTTCTACTGGCGGTTCCTCGAATACGGGCAAGGGCCAGACGGGGTGGAGCACGCGATGTTCCTGCAGACCCTGCAGGCGCTGCGGCCGGACCTCGACCGCC